GTTGGATTACCTGCTGATCCATCAGCATCATCAAACCACGTATTGTTTTTTGCCGCCCACATATAGCCAGCATCTAAATCGAAGGCTATTCCTAATACATCTCCAGCCGCATAACCTGTTCCAGCCGTAACAGTAGTGGCTCTAGGCATTTTTTGACCTGTTGTAGGAGAAGTTGAAGTTCCAGTATAGTTTCTATATGCATAGCTGTTAGTGCCTGTAGCAAAATTATTGTTCGCAATAGAATTATTTAAATCTACAATTCCAAACGACATATTTGAATTACTAGTAACAACGGTATCCATTACAATTTCTACATACCATTTTCCACTACCAGCACCCATAAATGCTGAACCTACAGCATCACCAGATGATCTAGTGAATTTCAAATTTCCTTGAGTTAACCCTGAAGCTAAAGTCGTACCCCAACTTGCACCTAGAAACGTACCATCCATTACATTGTAGTTTCTCGTAGGCGTATCGTACATCTGGTTGGAACCGTTAGTGTTATCCATGTTAGTCATGGTAAAATCATTATCGTTACCACTAACATCGTTACCCAAACTATTTTCCATTGCCATGTCTAAATAGAAGCCATTGGTTCCGAAGGTTAGGCCTGAAACATCCTTGGGTATCCAGCGGTTTGTTGAGGTGTCTGTCTGACCAAATGAGGAAGCGTCATATGCAGTACCATCAATATAAACAAACTCTGCTATATACCCATCAACATAATTACCTGGGCCTATACTTGCACCTATGTTATGCACAACATCCTGTCCAAAGAAAACAGTATCGTCTAGAGCAGGATAAATTGGCCTGTCTCCTACTGGTTGATCGCTAAATACCGTTACTCTTACCCCATCTATATATATTTTAACCTTATCAGCAACTGCCGTTACAGCAGACGTTGTATCAATTTCAACAACATAATTGTGCCAAGCACTTGTATCTCTTATATCTCTCTCAGAAGACATATCTATATAGGCTGTGCCACCAGTTTCAGTGTACACTCTAACTCCGTAAGCTTCTGAAGAGCCTCCTATTTGAATCCACGATTGCTCATTAGTTGCGCCAGCAGTAAAAACTAATTCATTAACAATACTTCCTCTCTTATGCCAAAATGAAATAGTACAAATCTTGTCATTACCCGCCCCAACGAATGTCTTGGTTAAATAATCACTATTACCAGTATCAAACCTAGCAGAATCTTCAACGGTATAAGCATCCGTAAACGGTATGAAGTTACCTACACGTTGGCCTGTGCTATTACCTTCATAGATCATGGGTAGGAACTGATTTGAGGGTTTTGTTACTGTTGGGGCGGCTAGATTTGCAGTACATAATGACAGGAAACCATCAGGAGGAGCATAAGACCAAGAATCCTCAGATACACGCACCGTCAAATCCATGCTGTTGTATATGGCATTTCCTATTTTGAGGCTTGAGCCATCACCCAACGGAGCCCACAAACTTGCTGTAGATCCTGCATTCGTGTCGTCACCTGCTGCAATCTCTTCATCAGTCGCACTGGCGAACCATACACCATCCGTACCAAAATACACCGCACCATTATCTTGATCCAATGCACAGCTAATTATAGTACCGTTGCTCCAAGTTGTCCCATACGCAGCAGCTGGTCCACCTGGATATTGCTGGATCGTGCCATAGGCATATTGTTTAATACCAGACACATATGTGTCTGTATTATCCAGACAAACTCCAAAAACAGGGAAACTAGTGCTGGGTGTGCCAGACACCCATTCCACATACCACTTTCCGCTAGTAGTAGCTATTGAGAGAATAGCGTTGCTTTCATTTGCGCCACCTTGGTGAGCAACTTTCGTATTACCTAAAGACCATACATTTGCCGTTGCCAAGGTATTACCTAGAATGTCTATCGGATTATAAGTAGCCAGATTCCCAATCGTAGTTCCACTATCCGCTGGGCGATCATAGGACCAGTTCGTAGCAGCTAGATTACCTTCAAGACTCCAATCATTACCGTTGCCACTAACATCATTACCTAAGTCTGCTGAGAGAGCAAAATCTAACCAGCACCCAGACGTTCCTTTTTGGGCTGTGACAATATCTGTTGGGTCTTTAGGTATCCAAACACCATCAGAATTTTCTGTTCCAAAATCCGAAGCTACACCGGCATATGAATCAAGCATAATGACTTCAGACATATACCCATTAAAGAAGTGAATGGGAGTGTTATCATAGTTATTTATGCCAACATGCATTTCCGTGCCGGACGTAAAGAATTGAGTTACATAATTCTGTGCAGGATATTCTTCATCTCCAAAAGCAGTTACTTTCTCACCATTGAGAAATAAACCTATACTACCACTACCGGGAGTAGCGACTGTAGTATCAACTACCAACACAAAATGCATCCACGCTGTTGGGTCTCGTAACTGTTGTGTCGTATTTAAATCCAAATCCCTGGTGGTTACATCACTTAAAAAGTCCACCTTTCCAGTATCTTGGATAGTGACATTACTTCTGTTAGTGTTATCAGTCCATGCATCAAGAATAGAACCATTATCAGCAACACCAGTTTGGCTTAATTTAAACCAACAAGAGAATGTAAACTTTTTATTGCCTGTTGTTGACCCAGGCGTGAACGCAAGGTAATCAGCCGCACCATCAAACCAGATAGCTCCGTTAGGGACATAGCCAGCAGCAGCTCCTGCTTCTGCTCCAAAAAACTGACTTGATCCGAAAGGTCCAGACATCATTAAATCCTAAGGTACGTTAGCATAAGCAAGTTGCGGGGTGCCCAAGGCAATCTTATCCGCTGCCCATACAAAGTAGGGGATAAGATCTATTGCCGAAGCTGCGGTGGAAATCGTCAGCGCTGCGCCAGGCGCATAAAACTGGGTGCCCAACGCAAGGGTGCGCGAACCAGTTCCATCCTGCTCAAACACAATCACACCTGATTGACCAATGCTTTCCGTTGTCGGGTTAGAAAGCGTCACGTTGCCAGTCGCCGTCAGATAGAAGTTCTGGTAAGTATCGAAGTCGAGTACCGTAGCACCAGTAGTGGTAGCGTCAACAAACACACTGGCATAAGCACTATTAGCAAACGCCACCTTGCCAGAAGATTTCATGCGCAGAACTTCAGCAGCAGTAGCCCCTGCCTTCATGGTCTTAAACACCATGTCGAAGTTTTCAGCGGTAGAAGTAACATCTGTTGTCAGAGACTCAATTACACCGCCAGTCTCATCATTGCCTTCACCCGTCTCAGTAATAAAGTTTACACCCACACCGATCCCTGCCCCCGGTGTTGCTGACGATGTGCGCTTCATCTCCAATGGATACAGAATTGTCGTGGTGCCTGAGTCTTCCTTGTTGAGAGCAGCGCCTGCACTCGCTGTAACGAGGGCACTCAACGTCGATGTAGAGGTGACGTCCAGAGTGCCACTTAACGTGGTGTTGCCGGTAACACCTAATGTGCCGCCTACCGTGACATTGCCGTCCAAAGCCGCGTCACTCGTACATTCAAGCGTAGCGATCTGAAGATCAGCCAGCGCATCAATCACAGCGGCTGTACCACCCCCACCATCACAATAAACAATAACGTTCTTGCCGTTCTGGATAGTGACATTCGCCCCTGACCCCTGCGACACGTCTATTGTTCGGCTAGACGATAGGGCGTTCTCCATGATAAACCACGCCGCCGTAGTATTGGGCGCTACCGTAACCGTACAGTTACCGCCAATGTCCCCACCATCCGCAAACTTGATGACCCGGTACATGCCGTCCTGAACATTGGATGTCCCGCTATCAGGCGAAGCCTCTCTGACCGTCAGGGTATGAGAAGTGCTGGATACGGTAACCGCCGAATAAGAAGCTATCCTATCTATAATATCCCAGTTGAAATTAGAGGTGATGCCCCAGCTACCCGACTGGTCCCCACTTCCCATTTCTTCGATACCAAGATTAGTAGTGTAATTGCTTGACATGTTTCACCTCACGCTGCGTCTCTGCTTCCGATTTCAACCCAACCCGGTGTCTGGCTAGGCACAATCGGCTGCCAAATCACTGGATAATTAATAGTAGATACTGCTTCAACTCCCGTTACACCAAACACCAATTGAGCCACCGATACCGTGCCAATGGCACCTACGGCCTCCACCCCTGTAGCAACAACCGTAACACCCGTACCCTCAACTACCGTCTCAGTTCCTGTGGTCCCAGCCGCCTCAACACCGGTTACACTAAACGTAATGCCGCCAGTAACAGTATAGGTTCCAATGCTAAAGTCGCCCTCTAGCCCTGTCGGAGTCTCGACAATCTCCACCTGTGGGGTGTAAGTTCCAATAGCGAACGCCCCCTCCACGCCGCTCTCAACTATAGTTACCCCCGTTCCTTGACCCACCGTATAAGTGCCGAAAGAAAATAAAGCCTGCACTCCCGTTTCAACTACGGTAACCCCTGTACCCTCTCCAACGGTAACACTGTTGACAGCGCCTGCCATAGAAAGAGAACTTATTCCTCCTGCATTCCACGCTCCTTGGTTCCAGCCAGCACGTCCCCAACCGGTTCCAAAGATAATGGTGACAGCAGCCATGACTTAGGCCAGACGGATAATAGCGTTGTTGGCGTCGTTAGCTGGATACTGAATGGTGAAATCACCCGCTGAAGACGACTTGTCGCCGCCAAAGTCCAGCACGCATACCGTAGGATACGCTGAGTGTGTCACGTCTCCAGCAGTTCCAGCCGTGCTCAGAGTGCTGTTGTAAATCATCGCACACCGGGCATTAGCAATAGTCGAAGACGCCCATGTCGTATCGGCAAAGTCGAGGAATGCCGTAGGCACCGCACTAGCGTTATCCGCCAGGTCCAGAGTTACTGGACCCGCAAGGGTGTCGCCGCCAGCCGAGTAGGCTGTCCCGGTAACCTCGTCAGTGACAGTGTAGGCGGTTAAATCTTCATTAGCGTCAGTACGGCTCGACGTAAACATTGCGATCTTGAACGTATCAGCAGCAATTGATACTGCATCAGCACGGGAATGCGACATCCAGAAGTGAATGCCCACTGTGATTTCTTCTTTGTAGGAACCACACATTGCTTGATTAATTGCCATTATAATCTCCTTATAATCTCGGCTTCTTCGTGGAACCCTTCTTTCTTTAAAACATTCCACAGGGTGGTACGGTCGCTCTGGATGGCCCTCTTCATGTATTCTACAACCACCGCTTTCACCTTGTCACGGTAGGCGAGGGCCTGTTCTCGCACATGCAATGGCGCGTCTTGGGAAACGTGCATGATCTTATTAACGCACATCTCTGCGATCTCTTCGGGCGAATGTCCCCGGTTGTTGGTGGTATGAACAACAACAGGACCAATTTCTCCTGCCCCTACTGATCCTTCTAAACTCATGTAACAGGAATCCTTAGTTGACCTGATCTGTAAACATCTTTGCGATCACGCCCCTCACCCAAATTCTTGATTCGTGGCAGACACTCCTGATAGCGCGTCTGGTAGTAGGTCATCAGCTCTCCATCACCCTTCATAAACACATACGCCTCAATCAAAGCTGCATACAGCAATGCGTTAGTGGCGTTTACACTTAGCCACGTAGTGGTGTCGGTAGAAGACAAACCAGCAGGCTCGTAAAGATAATGAAACTCCATCGTATAAGTCCCATCGGGCGTAGGAGCTACCAACAGATTGGTGTCGTCAAAGATCGCATAGAATTTTGGACGTCCTGTCTCGGTCTCATCAGGGTACGCTTCTTGCAAATAGTTAACGTCCTTGTTCAAAAGGAAAAAGTAATTGTTCCCCGTGATAACGGACAATGAAAACGGTGCAAGAAAATCATTGGGAAGAGCAAGATACTTGTTGGATTCTGTTAGGGTTCCTTGCTGGTTCTTTCTAAAAACAGGCAGCTGTACGTCGAACAGAATACGTTCTTCAGCATTCGCAATGAACTGATCGATCTGGCTGACAAACGTAGTCTCCTCGTTGTCAGTGTAATCTTTGAGCGCCTGTACTAATTCTGCATAGGTCATCGTCTAACTCGTTGTCACTGTTACTGTTCCGATAGCGGAGCTGATCTGCATTGTTGTCAGCCCCTGATTGCCCAGTATTATGGCGCTGTTGCCATCACCTACGGGAGCCCATCCAAAGAAGCCCCTACCAGCCCGGCCCCCCGTAGGGCGCGGTTGGTAAAGAGCTTGCGGATCATTAATCCTGACGGTGCCAAGCCAGTTTTGAGGTTGGTCTGGGCTCCAAACATCAAAACCAACATGAGCACCCGTCAGCTTTCCCTCTATCACTTCGGCCTTTAAATCCCTCAGCGGATAGCGGAACCCGGTTAAATCACAATATCCAAAAGCATATCTCCCCTGAGCGTATTTGCTCATTGCCCATAAAACCCTTGCGTGAAGGGAATTAAATTCAGCGTAGCCTTGACCCGGTTTTCATCGGCACACAGCTGGAACGCCTCTTCGTAGAGTCCCTTCAACATCCCCACTCTATCCGCCGAGCCGGGCTTCTTCAGAGCGATGTTATAGGCTAACCCAGCCACCAAGGCAGGAATAAACAAGGGCGCAATATCCATATCGTTTGATGCTTTGGTGCCCGTGTCTTCGATGCGCTTGATGTACCAATAGACCAGCTGGCCCGTTTCCCCTCCTGTGTATGCGTAGTCAGAGCTGGCAGTGGGCCACACATAGACAACCGGCGCGGCCCTCTGGCGGTCTATCCAGATCTGCGTGGGCCTGCCTTTATTTAATTTGTTGGGGATGGTCGAGTAGGTGGAGTTGGATACGCGGGTAACTTGAAGATCAGTCTGTGACTGCGCATTGCCGCCGTTGGTACGGATGACGTGCTCAAGCAAATCCACCACCGAAGAGTCAAGCGTATAAGATTGCGTGCCCTCGGTAAGGTTGGTGCTCCCCTCCTGAATTTGCCACAGGTTAATGCCCTTGTTCGACCAGTCGAGCATCATCAGATTTAACGACCTGCGAGCTGTGCGCATGTCAAAGCCCGTGCGCAATTCTAAGCCTGCACGCTCAAAGGCTTCTTCGCATATCTCGTTAATGTCCAGATTAAAGGCGGTGGTCCCAGAGGTGGCCATGCACTACCCTTTCTTCTTGCGCATCTTGCCAAGCGTCATAGCCAACCGAGCCTGCTTCCCCTCCTTGCCGCCTTTCTTAGCGGCAGCTTTTAGCTTGCCTTTGGGAATGGGCTTGCCCTTCTTGGCACCGAGCTTCTTCCGCAAAGCACCAGGCTTTTTGATGGCCTTCTGTATCCACTTGCTGTCTTTTTTCTTTGCCATGACAACCTACTTGTTCTGGTTGTTATAACGCCGATTGTAAGAGCTTGCCGCTCCTCCGCCAGCAAATCCCCTTCTGCGCTTGCTCAGCTCATTCATAGTTTCGCCAGCTTCACGCACAGACATAGAGCCCTTGGGGGCCAGCTCGCCAGCCATGGTGCCACGGCCAGTCTCGGACAAACCACCAAGATAGCCGCCACCTTGTTTCTTTCTGGGCGCACGGGTGTGCCCCTTCATCGCCATGCCGTCCACAGGACACTTCTTCATAACGCCCCCTATGCCATCGGGCCGTAAGTATACAGGCCCTTCGTTTGCCTGATTACATTACCGCCTTTGTTTAAACCATAAGCAGCTACTCGGCGCTTCTTGGCTTCGCCGATATCCCCGCCCGTACCATCAACCTGAACAGGCATACTACCGTATGCATCCTCGGTCTTGACCTTGTTCTTGGCCGCTGTGCT